GAGAGAAGGAACAACACCAGCTTTGGTCATTCCTGCCCCAGATTTAGTGGATCGGAAATACTTTTTTGTTTTTGGCGGCTGTTTATCTCTCGTTCTAGCCATAGGCTTTACCTACGACAGGAATATCGTCAACTGATTACTAGAACCAGTAAAAGCAGCAACAAACGCACCACTTGTGGCTATAATCCCATTATCAGGAATATTTAGATGATGTAATCCTGTAGGAAAAGTCTGTGTAAGCAACACTTCTCCACTTGCACTTCCATCTTTTATGGTAAAAGCACCAGCAGCATCAGCAAATATTATAATCTGACGTATTCTTGATCGAGCAGGACCAACTACAGCCGCACTACTTCCTTGAGCAAAATTAAAGGCTCTTACTGGACCAGCCATGTTAGCCTCCTTATTCTACGCTATTATTAGCCATCACATAAGTAAGGATGCCTGTGAATGTTCCGCTAGTAGCAGCAGATGAGCCTTTCATGCCTGTGACAGTAGCATCAGCAGCTAGACCTCCAGCAACAGCCAAAGCACCATCAGCACCCTTTAATGTGCCTTTGGTATCACAATCAACCTCATTAAACAAACCATCTGGATCAGCAGAAGTTCCAATATCAACTGTAGGACTACTACCACCAGCAGCTCCACCAATACTTAAAAGAGAAATTGGAATAGCACCAGCAGGCAAAGTTAATGTTTCGCCAGATGAAGACGATGTTCCAATACGAACATTTGTTGCTGAAGTTGCAGTTGGGTCAAAAGAAATCTGAACGCTTTGCGTTACAGGAACAGGTGTGTGAGTACCTTTAATACCACCACCATATGAGCGTACTACGCCCTGAAAAGTTGTGTTAGCCATATAAATCTCCTTGTCGTGGCTAGTGTCTGCTTAATTGCAGTCAAGGTTTAATTGATCATACAACAAAAAAGGGCAACTGTGAAGTCGCCCTTTTAGGAGAAATATGCGTTTTTTTATTATGCTCCAGGTGAACCGAAAACACAACGAGGATCAGAAAATCCAAAGCTATAACGCTCACGAGCCTTATATCTCATATTTCCTGTATCAAAGTCAGCTTCCATACCTGTCTGCATAGGTGTTCTTTCAAACAACTTAAATCCGTTTGGAACATCAGTCTTAATAAAGAAAGCATCTGGGTCTGTTAAGAAATGGTTAACAGTGTAACCATCTGGTAACATTCCCATGTTACGAATTGCATTTACATCATTATCTGCTGTACCTACACGAAGAGTAGACTCAAGTAAGCGATCAGCCACAAATTGTAATTGTGGTGGAACGATAAGCTTCATACCACGAAGAGCAATAATCATATTTCTCTCATCAACAAATGTAGAAATATCAATTAAAGCATTTTCTAATGAAGTCTCATTTAAGTCTGCTGCTGTTGAAGGCTCATTACGGAATGTACCTCCGCCTGCTAGTGGGTGGTCAGTCGCACAAAGCTCCTTACCGTCACCGCCTGCAAAACTACTATCAAACGCATTGTTTAAAACAGCCGCTGCCTTAATCTGTTTAGTGTGCGCCATAGAACGTGCTAATGCACGAGTATATCTTGCTCCTAAACGATCATAAAGGTTATCTTCTACAGCTTCCTCTGTCAAAGCAAACGCAAGAGTAATTGTCTCATGTGTGTACCTTGCAGTGTAAGCTTCAGAAGCAGAGTCAAAATTAACTCCAGCACCCTCTGCCTTAGTTTGTGCGTTGCCGAAACCTACCAACATTACCTCTTCTTCAAACGCTCTGTCTGATGATTCAGTGTCAAAGATTTCTGCGTGTTGTGCCTCATAACGAGCATATTCCATACCGAATAAGGCATTAAGACCTGGCTCTAGTTCTTTAGCCAGTTGCGCTCTTGAAATAGCCATTATCTAGCCTCCTTATGCCAAGCCTGCTGTGCCAGCGGCATACAGATGGTTGTTAATAATAACAACAACATTTGTATTGGCAGAAGAAACATCGCTATTCTCAGGGTCTTGAGATATATCGAGTGCTTTTAATGGCAATGTTCCAGTTGTTGCACCAGTTGTAACATCAAGCTCCATGCGAGAAATACCAGAAGAGGTGTCTCCAACAGGTGATTGATCTACAATATCAAAGTTTCCAAACAGATCAGCTACAGGAAATGTATCATCTGCTTGAATTTCAAAACGTGCTAATGGGGCATCAATAATAAAAGCTTCAATATCAGAAGCGGCTATTGAGCCTGGATAGCTATTTGAAAAAGTTTCTTTGCTTGTTGTGGGGTCTGTATAACGACATCCATTAAACACACCTAGAATAGTTCCAGAACCACCAGCAGCCACACGCTCAATAGTTCCAGCGGTAACAACTTTTACGAGATCACCTTGGAAAATTGCAGTGCCATAGCTGGAAGCAATTCTATATTTATTCTGTAGGTTTGCAGGAGCCGCACCACCGCCTGCGCTATATAAGCGTAGACCAAAAGAGGCATCTTTATTTGCCATTTTTTACTCCATTAATTTTCAGCTACCTTGTTTGGAGAGCCAAAGCTCACAGAGGTAGATCGTTGCGGTTTTTGCTTTGGCATCATTGGATTTGATTCTTTCATCCAATCATTATCCACAGCTTCCATTTGTCTGTTTGTGACTTTTCTATAGTGTGAGTCACGTTGTACCGCAATTTCTTCAGGTATCCTTGCTAAAACAAGTCCACCAACGCCAATTACGCCAGCATTTTTACCTTCATCAATAACAGGAGCATCAAAGTCAGGGTAATCTTCTGCTCTTACGAGTTCGTATCCTTCCCTTCTTTTTTTATGCACATTGCTACGATCATCGTATTCCATGACAGATTCACGAATCCATCTATGCCTAAATCCAACAGGTGCTTCAGGAGCCTGTAGTGTATTAGGTGGTGTCCAATTATCTACTCTCGCTTGTTTTTCACGGGTTTGCGACTCCCGACTAGTACGATCAGACATTCCTAATTTCCTTTTTGTTCAAGTTTTAACACTTCTTTTGCCATTATTTCTAATGGGATATTAAATTTTTTCGCCATAGCGACCTGTCCAGGATTTAACTGAACAGTTTTTTTCCGTCCGTTACTTTTGGTAGCTGACCGTCCATTGGACGCAGGAGCAACAGGTTGGACGTTTGCCTGTTGATCTGAAAAATTGTTTGGAAAGAATTGACGCATTGTTTTATCTATTTCAGCATAATATGCTTGTGCGCCTCTGGCATTGTCTGGATCATCAATTGCAGCGTCAAAGCCTTGAGATATTAATTTCTCATGTGTGGCTCTTGCAATATTAGTCATATATTCATCACTGCCAAACCACTTATTATCTGAAAGCCAATTCTGAAGATTTGCATCATACTTTGGCGGTTGTTGAGCAGTTTGTTGCGGTTGAGCCTTTTCTTCCTCTACAGGCTCTTCATTCTTAATCTTTTGAATACGCAAACGCTCTTTATCAATGCTTAATTGAGATAAACTTTCTTGAGCCTGAACTACTTTATCAGTGTCTCCAGTGTCCATCCCTTCTTTTAACATTCTTTTTGCTTGCTCATACTGAGTCTCTACCCTTGCAGAATATTCACTCGTATGTGCGTTATCTACTTCTTTAATCTTTGAAGATAACTCTTCATTCTGTTTTTTAAGATTATCAGCGATTGCAATAGCTGCTTCAGCCTGCTCAAGAGCATTTTTTCTATCGGCTGTAAGCTTATTAATTCTTTTTTGAACTTTATCAGAATAATCTTCGTGTTCAGTGGCCTCTTTTACAGGCTGCTCTTGAACAGTTTCTTCTGCTTTTACCTCTTGTACGTCTTGGACAGTTTCATCTTCTATCTCAACAACAAGATCTTCTTCTTCAGTTACTAATTTTGGATTTGATTCCATTATCTACTCCTAGGCTTACTATACATATGAAATATCTTCGGGGTCAAGTATTGTCGCTATAATATTATCGTCATTTATAAGACGAACCTCTAATCCGTCCACTTTAAAGCGATTTCCTGAGTATCTTCCCATTAAAACCCATGATTTCTCAGTACACCATGCTCCTGTTGGGAATTTACCCACATCTTTATAGGCGTCAGGTCCGACCTTAACGACATAGGCTGCAACTGTAGCAAAACTTTCTCTATCACGAGTTGCATCAGGTATATAAACACCACCCTTTGTTTTTTCTTTCATGTAATAAGGTATTACTAGAAGTCTATAACCTACAGGCTGTGGAAGTCTTTCTAAAGCTGTAGGTTCTATTGTTGAAGGGTTTTTTGAATTTTTAGATTCTTCATCCTTAAAAGCCTTATCTATTGGAGAGACTTTTTCTTTAGCCATTCTGTCTGGAACAAAAAGTTTCTTACTCATCTTCAAGCTCTATGCCTTTCATCGCAGTTTTTATTAATTCTTCACAATAGTCTAAACTGCGTAATTGACCTATCATGAACCGATAGTCTTCCATTGAGCCTATCGAACCAGAAGAAAGCATTTCATTATAAGATGATTTTTGCTCTCTTAGCTGTTGGATTAAATATTCTGCCAAAGTAATGCCGTCCATTACTTAGATACACCTTTGAACTTTTCAAAGCTCCTCAAACCACCAAGACCTAACATTCCAAGTAGAATAGTAGTTAGCGTTTCCATATCGAAACTAGGTAACTCAGGAATCTCGATACCAGCAATCGCTGTTGCGAAAAGAATAAAGGGAACAGCAATAAAGTGGTACGCAAGCGAGATCGCAGTGACCCATCCTGTGAAGGGTCGCCATCCAGCAACAAATATTGATCGGTGCTGCGCTTCCGCTTTGTTGACCTCGATTTGGGCGATGGCTGCCTCGTGGGCTTGCTTTTCGGCCAAGGTGGCAATTTCATGGGCGAGGGCGTTCTTTTGGTCCTTGTCTTCAATGAATTTATCCAATAGCCCTGTCACAGGGCCAATTAATGTTTGTAATACCATTTTTTTATACCTTTGTTATACAACTTGAACAATACCATGTCTCACCTTTATCTTTAGAGAATCCTGATGTCTTAGCACCACAAGCGTTACATTCGGTAGATTGATATATTTTATATTCTTTTGCCCAACGAATATCATGTTTTTTAAACTTACGCTTTCCGTACCTTCTTACTGCTTTTTCGGCCATACGGATACAGCCATATAGGCTCCCACTATGCCTCCACCCGTCAAATATAATAAATTAGAAAGGTCTGTAAGAAGTTTTACTCTTTCATCTGACACAAAAGGCATAAACATTAACAGCGTGTACAATGCCATAAAACATAATACGGCTGTAGCCATGCGCCTTTGTGCTGTCATCTTTCGGAGTTCAGCAGCTTCATGCTTTTCGGCTGCTTCTATTTCGTGCAACTTTTCGGCTGCAGCTAATTCATCATCATCCACGATTCCGTCCCCATCCAGATCGTATTTGTTATAATCAGAATCTTTCTGTAGTTTCTTCTGTATCATTTATTTCTTTTTTGCACTAGCTTTTTTTGCTGGGGCTTTTTTCTTTGCTTTTTCTTTGCTTTGGACAGGGATATCGCTACTGCTTGTTTCTGCGGATACCCCTCCGATTTTAATTTCCTGATGTTCTTGCTGATTGTTTTCTGGCTTTTTCCTTCCTTCAAGGGCATTTCTACGCTCCACTTTCTTTTCTTTTTGAATATCAGCAACCTTGCGGTATTGTGAACTAGCTGTCATTACGACCTCCTCGCTAAATTGGCAGCGGCTATGTCTCTTTGAGTCTGTATTCTTTCTTCCGCCACTCTTGTTTTATCCTTTAGTGCTTCTTCTTGTAAATCAAGTCTTTGCTGACCTAAAAGAATATCGTTCTGTTCTTTTTGTCTTTCAAATTCTTGCTCACGCTCAAATTCTTCAGCTTTTCTCTGAATTTCAGCACCTCTCAATGCAAGCTCCTGCTGTCTGATAGCTACCAAAGGATCAGTCGTATCAGCAGGAGCAACTGCTTGTGCATACTGTTCTGTAAGTTCACCAATCAAAACAGAAGCAACATTTGATATTTCATTTTGCAATCCTTGCATCATGCTTGGGTCTTGAGCAATCATCATTTGTTGTTCAGGTGGTAACGCACCTAACACTTCTTGCTCTGCCCTCATCTCTGCCATCAATCCTATATGCTCTTGAATGTGACCTTGCAATGTCATAACAATAGTTGCGTTAGCTTGTGCAACAGGAGTTGATAGTATGGCTAAGTGGGATTCTATATGGGCTTCATGATTTTGTTCTGGGAACGCTTGCAAGCGTTGGCCTCTCATAGCCTCCTGATTTTCCTTCGCAGGGTTCATTGGCATAGGTTGTTTAGGCAAAGGAAGAATCGTGTCAACATTAGAGACACCTAAAGCTTCATACATCTTTCTGTATGCCTGATACAATCCTTGTTGCCCACCATGTATATCTGGATTACTCTGCACTAACTGTAACTGTGTTTGTGCTAATGCAATACGCTGTGACATGGAAAATATATTCGGGTCAGATACAGGTATTACATCAATTCTATCATCAAAATCTGCCTGAATAATCTCTGGCACACCACTTGAAGTAACGTATGGGTAGCTCAAAGAGCCAGCAAATATCTTTGATAGCAATTTAAATTCAATCTTTTGTGAGTAATGTAAGCGTTTGTGAATAGCACTCATTACTTTTGTGCCACGTTCCATCACAGCCATAGTTGTTCCTACAGGTGTCTCGCCACCCATCTCAGATATTTTCATATCTGCCATAGATGCAAATCTGCGCCCAGAGTCCACTAAAGTTCCTAAAAGGGAATATAAAGTTTGTGAAGGCTCTTTAAATGGTAGCGTCATGATGGATTGACGTATATCCATACCAGCAGAATCTATATCTCTAAACTCTCCTGGTTGAAGCGGCTCACTCTCATCTCTTATTCTTGCTCCTCTAGCCTTAAATCCAGCAGGCAAGTTGGATAATGTACCAGCATCAATAAGCTGTCTTAGGATGCTAGTAGAAGCCTGTGATAATCCACCTATCATATGAGTTAATCCAAACCCATAAAAACCTAGACCAGGTAGAAACTTATAATGAACAAAATATTGATTAGGACGCATTAGGTTATCATTAGGTAAATAATTTCTGCGTATAGCCAAAATTTCGCCTGTGGCTTCTAGAATAGTAACAATGTAGGGAAGCTTTAAACCTGTCTGCTCACCAGTAGCATCTGTCATTTCAAAATTAGTTAGGTCTAGAGATGTGTGAACTTCATGCAAAACAAGCTCATCATATGAGCTTGAAAACTGAACACCCTGTGCTTTATTAATAGATTCACGAACTTCGTTATATCCTTCGCCTTCCATACCTGTGGAAGGTAATTCAATGTCTTTATAAAAACCTGTAAGTTGTAACTTTCTTAGCTCATTTCTATCCATGCGAATTACATGAGTAATTCTAGGAGAAGTTAATAAATCTGTTGCTCCATAAGGAACAATTAAATCTTCTGCATGAACAAACTTGCTAACTGCTCTCTGTAATAAAGGATCATAATATACTTTCTTAAAAGTCGAGCCAACGATAGGCAAATAGAATAACATCTGGTCTGTTTCAGGATCATATTCTTCCATCTCATATGTAATCATGTAGTTCATATAAGATTTTATACGCTCTGCTTGAGCCACAACCTCTGGATTTTCCTGACCTATTATTTGAGTTCTAACAGGTCCGCCTGAAGGTAGCATTTCACGATAGGCTTGTGCCTGAAACTGGGTAACGCTCTCTGCTAATAAAGGATGAACAACACCAGAAGCTCCTTCAAATGGCTGACTTCTTTCTTCATAAGTCATCCCCAACAAATCTATGCCACGTTTGTATGAGTCTTCCCAATCTTGTCTTGAAGATATGTCTTCTTGAATTTCATTAGATAATTCATTTGATATGGTCATCAAATCACTATCATCTATGGCTTCTGCTAAATTAGCTTCAAACGATGTGTCCAAAGGTTCTTCTTCGACAGGAACATCGCCAACAATAACAGAACCATCCTCCAATTCAGTAACCCCTGATACAGGAAAATCATCT